CGCTACCTGTTCCTCGACGAGGTGGACGGCTACCCCCTGGACGTCGAGGGCGAAGGCGACGCGATCTCGCTGGCCGAGGCGCGCACGCGAACTTTCGCGCGCCGCAAGATATTCATCGTCTCGACGCCGACGATCTCGGGCGCGAGCTCCATCGAGCGCGAGTACGACGCGAGCGACCAGCGGAGGTACTTCGTGCCGTGTCCGCACTGCTCGCACCGACAGTGGCTGCGCTTCGAGCAACTGCGCTGGGAGCGCGGGCAGCCCGACTCGGCGGCGTACATCTGCGAGTCCTGTGACGCCTCGATTGCCGAGCACCACAAGACGTGGATGCTCGAACACGGCGAGTGGCGCGCGCTGGTGCCGGAGAACGGCATCAAGACGGCGGGCTTCCATCTGTCCTCGCTGTACAGCCCGGTCGGGTGGCGCAGCTGGCGGGACATCGCCGCCGCCTGGGAAAGCGCCGTGAGCAAGGAGTCCGGTTCGGCAGCGGCGATCAAGACTTTCAAGAACACCGAGCTCGGTGAGACCTGGGTCGAGGAAGGCGAAGCCCCGGATTGGCAGCGGCTGGTCGAGCGCCGAGAGGACTACCCGCTGGGCAGGGTGCCGGAGGGCGGCCTGCTGCTGGTCGGCGGTGCAGACGTGCAGAAGGACCGCATCGAGGCGTCCATCTGGGCCTTCGGTCGCGGCAAGGCTTCGTGGCTGGTGGAGCACCGGGTGCTGATGGGCGACACCGCCCGTGACGCGGTGTGGAAGCGCCTGGCGGAGTTGATCGCGGAGAGCTGGACCCACGCATCGGGCTCGGCCATGCCGCTGGTGCGCTTCGCGCTGGACACCGGCTTTGCGACGCAGGAGGCCTACGCTTTCGTGCGTGCTTGCCGCGACCCGCGCGTGATGCCGGTCAAGGGAGTTCCACGCGGCGCGGCGCTGATCGGCACACCGACTGCGGTCGATGTCTCGCAGGCAGGCAAGAAGCTGCGCCGGGGCATCAAGGTCTACAGCGTGGCGGTCGGTATCGCCAAGCTCGAGTTCTACAACAACCTGCGCAAGAGCGCGGACGTCGATGAGGACGGCGTGACGGTCACGTACCCGGCCGGCTTCGTCCACCTGCCGAAGATCGACGCCGAGTTCATCCAGCAGCTCTGCGCCGAACAACTGATCACGCGCCGCGACCGCAACGGCTTCCCGATCCGCGAGTGGCAAAAGATGCGCGAGCGCAACGAGGCGCTGGACTGCTACGTGTACGCCCGGGCCGCCGCGAGTGCGGCCGGGCTGGACCGTTTCGAGGAACGCCACTGGCGCGAACTCGAACGACAACTCGGGATGGAGCGGCCACCGGATGAGCCGCCACCGATTCAACCTTTCGATGCAGACGAGGCCACCCACAGCGGTGGCCTCGCTGTTTCTGGCAATCGCAATACCGGCCGGCGCGTGATCAAGAGCCGCTGGCTGACCCGCTGAGGATCTTCGTGACCTACACCACTACCCAACTCGACGCGCTCAAGCGCGCTCTGGCCACAGGCGAGCGCCGCGTGAGCTTCGCCGACAAGACCGTCGAGTACCGCTCGGTCGAGGAACTGCAGGCGGCCATCCGCACCGTGGAATCTGAGCTTGCGCGCAGCGCCGGTGCGACCCGCAAGCGCCAGATCCGGGTCACCACGTCCAAGGGCTTCGCATGACCTGGTGGGCTCAACTCAGAGCGAGCCTGTTCGGCAGACCGACACCGACCTATGACGGCACTGGCTCCGGCCGGCGCGCCATGGCCTGGCAGGTCGGCAATCCCGGCGCCGTGGCCGCGCTTGCCTTCAGCCAGGACGAACTGCGCGCCAAGAGCCGCGACCTGGTGCGGCGCAATGCCTGGGCGGCCGTCGGCGTCGAGGCCTTCGTGGCCAATGCCATCGGCACTGGTATCAAGCCGCAGTCGATGGTGGTCGACCCGGTATTGCGGGAGGCTATCCAGGCGCTGTGGCGCGACTGGTGCGACGAGGCCGATGCAGGCGGCCTGACCGATTTCTACGGCCTGCAATCGCTGGCCTGTCGCGCGATGCTGGAGGGGGGTGAGTGTCTGGTGCGGCTGCGCTACCGGCGCCCCGAGGATCGGCTGACAGTGGGGCTGCAGATCCAGGTGCTGGAGCCTGAGCATCTGCCGACGACGATGAACCGGGAAGTGGCCTCGGGCAACGTCATCCGCGCAGGCATCGAGTTCGATCGACTCGGTCGACGTGTGGCCTACCACCTGTACCGCTCGCATCCCGGCGACGGGGCCCTGGCACCGATGTCCGGCACCGGCGGCATGGAGACGGTACGCATCCCCGCATCCGAGGTCGTCCACCTGTTTCGGCCGCTGCGGCCAGGCCAGATACGAGGTGAACCCTGGCTGGCCCGGGCGCTGGTCAAGCTCAACGAACTTGACCAGTACGACGACGCCGAACTGGTGCGCAAGAAGACCGCCGCGATGTTCGCCGGCTTCGTTACCCGTCTGGCGCCGGAGGACAACCTGATGGGCGAAACCTCATCGGACGAGCAGGGCGTTTCGCTTGCCGGCCTGGAGCCTGGAACCTTGCAGCTACTGGAGCCCGGCGAGGACATCAAGTTTTCAGCGCCCGCGGACGTCGGCAGCTCGTATGCCGAGTTCATGCGCCAGCAGTTTCGTGCTGTGGCGGCCGCGATGGGCATCACCTACGAAATGCTCACGGGCGACCTGACCCAGGTGAACTACTCGTCAATCCGCGCCGGCTTGCTTGAGTTCAGGCGCCGCTGCGAGGCCCTACAGCACGGCGTCATCGTGCACCAGCTGTGCCGCCCGATCTGGCAGGCCTGGATGGAGCAAGCAGCGATCGAGGGCACGCTGACCCTGCCGGCATTCAGCCGCAGGCGCCGCGAGTACCTGGCCGCGAAGTGGATCCCGCAAGGCTGGCAGTGGGTCGACCCGAAGAAGGAGTTCGACGCCATGCAGACGGCCATCCGCGCCGGTCTGCTGTCGCGCTCGCAGGCGATCTCGGCCTTTGGCTACGACGCCGAGGACATCGATCGCGAGATCGCCACCGACAACCAACGCGCGGACGAGCTCGGTCTCGTCTTCGATTCGGACCCGCGCAATGACGCCAGACGCGTCGACGCCCGTAACACCCACGCCAGCGTCGAGCCGGGTCTCGTAGAACCCCAGGACACTTGACATGCAGCTCGTACATCTGGCGTCCCGTCTCTACGGGACGCCGCTTCTCATCGCCCGCGCCAAGCTCGACGTGATCCTGGCCGTGCTCGGGCCGCGTATCGGTCTGCAAGGTCTGGACATGGCCGCACCACTGCCCGGGCCGCGAAGCGAACTACCCACATCGCCCGGCATCGCGCTGATTCCGGTGCACGGCACGCTGGTGCGCCGTGCGCTGGGACTGGAGGTGGCCTCGGGGCTGTGCTCCTGCGCCGAGATCGGTGCTCGCCAGGTGGCGAGGCCGGCGGCGTTTTCGAACTCGCCGACCGCATCCGCCAGGCCAGCGCCATTAAGCCCGTCTGGGCGCACGCCAACGATGCTGCCTTCTCAGCCGCCTACGCCCTCGCGGCTTCCGCAACACGTCTGACCCTGTCTCAGACGGCGGGGGTCGGCTCGATCGGTGTCATTGCCCTGCATGTCGACCAGTCGGTCAAGGACGCCAAGGACGGCCTGACCTACACCGCGATCTACGCCGGCCAGCACAAGAACGACTTCTCACCGCACGCGCCGCTGTCGGCGCAGGCCGGGGCTGCGCTGCAGCTCGAGGTCGATCGCCTCTACGAGATCTTCGTCAACCAAATGGCCGTCATGCGTGGCCTGGAGCCCGAGGCCATTCGCGGGCTGGAAGCCAGCCTGGTCTTCGGCGAGGCCGCGATTGCTGCTGGCTTGGCCGACGGCGTGGCGAGCCTGGAGCAAGTCCTGGCGGAGTTCAGCACCAGCCTGGCCGCCCAGCGACGGCTGGGCATTTCCACGATGACCCAGCGCACTCCGCCTGCGCGGGCGTCGCCTGCGGCGGCAGATGCCCCGCCCTTGCCCCCTAGTTCCCCATCCAACCCGGAGTACCCGATGGAACAGCTTTCTCCTACTGCGACCGCAGAAACGCCCCCGACGACGCCAGCTCCCCTGGCGGCCGAATCCCTCATCCAGAACCCGCGTGCCGAAGCGCAGGCGATCGCCGAGATCTGCTTGATCGCCGGTGCCTCGCAGCGCACGGCGGAGTTCCTCGCCGGCGGCCTGAGCGAGGCTCAGGTCCGCCGCGCCTTGCTGGAAGCCCGTGCTGACCAGCCGGAGATCGCCTCGCGAATCACCACCGATGCCAGCACGGCCGTGCGCCCCGAGACCAGCCCGGTCGTCGCGGCCGTCAAGAAGCTCATCACCAAGGAGTAACCCATGCCCTCAATCCAAGAAGCTCTCAACCTCGGGGACCTGCTCAAGTACGAGGCCCCAAACCTGTACTCGCGCGATCTGGCAACGGTGGCCAGCGGCCAGAACCTGGCAATGGGCACTGTGGTGGGTCGCGCACCTGTGACCGGCAAGCTCTCGCCGATCGACCCCGACGCTGTGGACAGCAGCGCCGAAGCGGTCGGTGTGCTGGCTTTCGGCGTCGACGCCACCACTGGTGATCGTGACGACGCCTTGCTCATCGCCCGCCACGCCATCGTGGCCAGCCACGCCCTGGTCTGGCCCGCCGGCATCACCCCCGCCCAGAAGGCCACCGCGATCGCCCAGTTGACCGCGCGCGGGGTCAACTGGGC